TTCGGCGTGTTCGCCTGCTCAGTAGCAATACCAACGTCATCTTCGCTCTGAATCTCAGGATCAAGGATAATGTTGTTGTGCGTCTCTGCAATATCTGCGTCTGGGCGAGGAAAACGTAAGCTAATTCTTTCTGTAGGACGGGGGGCTAGGCGGTATGGATCAAATTGATCAGAGCAAGCCTCCGAGCAAACTTTGAGTGCAGGTATATTTCCGTCTGAGCGCATGTCAGAGTACGGGCGCTTCATATGGCAATGATCACATATGAAAACACTCAAACTACTAAGACCTATTGTATTAAGGAATCTAGGCATTTTGCACCCACCTACACTCGGTAATGTGCGCGTATTTTTTACTCGGTATGCCTTTTTTGTAAGCCCAAAATTTTAATGTGGATTCTGGTATTTCAATGTGTTTAGATGCAATTTTTGCACTTTCATATTGAACACCATTAACAATTATTGGGCAAATTTGGCCTCTTGCAATTCTTGTAATGCGCCTTGATTCCATGCGCTTTAATAAATGCTCAGGGGTATTTTTTCGCCCTTTATGAGCAATCGACATTTTTTCTCGTGTTTTATCAGACGCCGCAAGCCCCTTATTCACAGCAACCCTGCCTAACATCCAAGGTGTTGAGCGCAGCTTTCCTTTTAACGGACTAACATAATCTTCACCACGATATTTTGATATAGGCGGTTTGTCACCACCAATATTTATATTCCATCCAATGGATAGGTTTGCCCTTAACTTTTTTTCAATTTCATAACAATAATTGTCATGCCCAATGATGATGGTTCTTGCTTTGAGATTCTCCCATCCATATTCTTTAATAGCCAAATGAAGATGGTTATTTGTATGAATGTTTAATTTTGCATCTCTACGGTGCTGATACATGCGTTTATTAAAATTGTTTGATACCCCAATGTAACCCTAAGTGAACATGTCAGTGTGGTTTGGGTGATGAATCCAATAAACGCAAGATGATGTGCCCATGATTTTTATTTTAACTTATCATCGCGTATATGGCGCAATATTTACGCCAAAATATATAGGTGACTTGTCGCGGTTCTCATTCTGCGCCAGCATGAAGTGCTTCTCGTACTGCTGCTCAAGGTACGCTATACGCGCAGGATCAACCTGTGGCAACTCCATCGCCATCTGATGAGCCAAGCCGTTTTGAATAGCCATGTAAAAGTACTGGGGGATCTCAATCTCACCGCTCAGGTCACCCACGTCTTGGATGTAACGGTTCAGCCACAGCTCAATCTGCGGTCCGATGTTGTTGGGCACCGGCCAGACTTCCATGTTTGGCTGCGGGATCGTGCGATTAAACCAGTACTGCAGGGGTCTGAGCGCCGTGAATGAACGGTTTGGCAGGCTCGAGTAATCGTCACGGTTCATGCGTGACATGTTGATCGCCATCGGCATCGTGCCGAATACGACCTGGTAGAACCCCATATTGACCCCAGAAACCTGCTGAATACGCCAAAAAGGCGCTGTCTCAGAGGGGTCAAGGTCGTAATAAATCCAAGTGCCGGATTCCCACGTCACTGCGCCGGGTGCGTAAACCGTCACCCAAGTCGTGCCGTCCATTGAGTACTGCAGATTCACGGTCACAGAACCCGACACAGCAGGCAAGATACCGATCGTGCTGATGTAGACAGGGCTGCTCGTGCCGTTTGCAATCCCGATCGCGCCCGTATTGTTGCTCAGTTGACATATCAGATCACCTACGCCGTTAAAAGCGTTCAGGGTCGTTCCTGACGTGCTGTTGGCACCCGTACTGATGTTGGTCAGCGTGCGGTAGTTGGCGTTGAGCACGTCGACCGTGCCCACAGGCAGGAAGTACTCGTACTTATTTGGTTGCAGACCAACGATGACTTTGTTGATCGCCCAGTAATTGACACCGTAATTGCTCAGACTTGAGAGCAGGTAGTACAGGCTCTCCTTAGCGGCTTGCACCTGCTCGACAGTCAACTCCTCGGCGAGCTTACCCGCACGGCGTGCGCCGTGATCGATGAGCTGTTGGACAGAGATTGTGGTCTGAGAGACTGTGCCGCTAGTTGACATTAAAAGTTCCTAAACGATTTGACTTTTGCTTTGATACTCTTTGGCTGCGCCACAAACTGCTTACCTGCCGCCTTACCTGCTCGCTTTGCCTTGGTTGTGGCTGCGTATTCAGCAGAAGATAATGCCTTAATCGCCTTCTCTGGCAAGTACCTCTCACCCGTTTCCGAGGATTTCTTGCCAGACTTTGTAGTCCACTTTTGTTCGCCCCAAGCCTTCAGAGATTGCTGAGGCTTCTTAATCACGGTAGCCTCCGCCTGCGTCTTTGTACTTCTTTGCCACTAACTGCGCCTTGCGAGCGCTCCACTGCCCAGCGCCAGTGCCTTGTACAGCAGCAGACTTTACCTGAGAAACGATGCGCTTGCGTAAGTCAGGCTTGGTGTAATTGCCAGCCGCGTTGACTGAGCCACCCTCTTTCTTTGCCAACATCACTTTCTCAACCAATGCCACGCGCTGCGGCTTGGTTGTGACCTTGTTAATAATGCTCTTTCGCTTTGAAGAGGTCTGATTTTTGTCGTAAAAACCAGCCTTTTCTAGCGTTTTCTTGTTGACGGGGCTGGTTGCCATCAGCATTTCCACCGTTTAAGTGCAGCAGCCTTGCGTGTGGGCTTGCCGCTCTCGTCCTTCATCGGACCCGCCATCCCAGACATTCTGGCGCAAAATGAATCCTTGCGTGCACCGCCCTGTGGCTGCGGTGCTTTCAAGTTTGAGCCCGTTGCGGCGTTGTACTTTGCACGCCCTTTGGCGGTCAATCCCGCGCCTTGGCTTGTGGGCAACTTCTCGCCTCGACCGACTGACAGAGATACGCCGCCGCCAGACTTCATCTTCTTGTCGGCTGCAACGAACTCTTTACCAACTTTCTGAGGCACACCGCCGAACCCGCCTTTAGTGTGGGCAGCGGCTTGCATCAGGCGCTTTTGGGCAGGTGATTTGCTTGGCATATTACGGTCCTGTTTTGATCAGGATAATATTTAAGAATGCGCTGACTGAGTTATTGTTGGCAGATCCTATCGCTGTAGCGCCTACGCAGTTTTTTTCTGGGATGATATATGGAGGATCAAAGTCATACTGAATCGATCCGTTATTCAGAGTTGCGACTGCGCCGACTCGCAAGATATTGTCAGTACCGTGCTGCTTTAAATATGCTGTAACAGACGTAGACCCCGACGCTTGACCAGCAGTGATAACACCCGTCAACATGTAGCCTGTGTATCCCGCAGGAACACAATAATGCGCTGTTGTGCGCTGATTAAAGCCTGTGAAAATTAGATCATAAAGCACGGCAGGAACACCGCTGGTGACTGTGCCAGTACCTGCATTGATTGTGCCTGCGTTTGCACCGCCATCTCCTACTGTTGCTACATAAAATTGATTGACATACAAATATGATTTAGTCGTGTTTACAGAAGTCTGACCATTCAAAATAACAGTCTCGTTAACGACATTAAAACTTCCATCGAGACCTTCTATGAAAACAGTTCTTGCCCCTGTCCCTGCTGATGCATCATCTGCGCTTGTTGAGCTAATCTTCAAGACAGAGGCAACCGTAGGGTGAGGAACAGTTCCGCCATTCGGCCAGATAGACTCTTCGCCTGTATCTAAATCTGCGTTGTACCCAAACACAATGATTGGCGTATGACCTTGTATCTGGTTTCTAGAGACTTGAAGACCGAACGGCTCGTAAGCTCCAAGCCGTGTCACGGATGAAATCGTTGTTGACATCGTTGTTCCTTAATTAAAGTGGGGTGACCGCAGCCACCCCAACTTATTACTAGCAGTTGCCTTTTTTCATCGCCTTGAAGCCGCCGCCGTCTTTGCACGCCACTTTAGCGAAGCCGCCGTCTTTGAACTTTTGCACGACACCGCCAGTTGCAAACTTCTGAACGACACCACCAGTTGCGTACTTAGCAACGCCGCCCATGTTAAGACCCTTGTGAGCCTTAGAAGCTGGCTTGCCCTCATGAGACATCAGCTCTTTCTTGATGCCCTTGATCTGGCGCTCTTCTTTCATGTGCATTGATTTGCTCTCAACTTCGCCGCCTTTCTTGCGCATCATCGGGGCTCCTGCACCCTGAGCCATTGCTGCTTCAATCATTGCTGCGCGAGGATCAGGCTTGCGTCCCATTGCAGGTCGACCCATCGCAGGACGACCCCTTGCTGGGCGCGATGGCATAGGGCGACGACCCATAGGCATCGAAGCAGCCGCTAGAGGAGCAGTAGGCATCGCACCGCCCATTTGCATTTTTAGCTTGCCGCCTTTCTTCATGCCCTTACCGACCTCGTCAACCGAGGGCTCAGTAGACTTCATCATCTTCATCTCTTTGAAACCCATGATCTACCCCTTAGGCTTGTGTGACGCCGAGAGCGCCAGTACGGGTTGAGTTCGGACCAACAGCGATCGCTGGTAACAAGATTCCCATTACGGTGCGAACAATACCATTTGACGCAGTAGCAGGCACATAAGTCCCACGCACGTCGCCTGTGGTGGTCGTTGCAGTTGCAGTGTCAGCGGCGACAAACGTACCAGCATCTTGTGCCAGTGTGTTGTTGCTCTTAACGCTTGCAACGTAAGCCACGTTTGCGACTCGAACTGGAAGGCCAAGCACGTTGGTTGTTCCAACAGTCAAGGCAGTGCCAGTAGCGCCACTCACGCTCACAGAGGTGATGAGGTAGAAGGCTTTCAAACCGCTCACAGCAGTGCTCACAGCAGCGCTAGAGGTGATTGCCTCGCTCATCGCTTGACCGTAAACGTCAAAACCAGAAACAGTCACAGTCACTGGAGCCACGCCCAAGGTGTAAGTTAAGCCTGTTGGTGTACCTGCCGTGGTCACCACCGCCGCACCTGCTGTGGTAGTCAGGGTTGCAGAGGTCGCTGTTACAGCGGTCAGGATGTAGGTCGTTGGGTCGGTGTAGCCAGTGATGGTACCGGTGCCACCTAAAGTGCCAGAGATTGTCAAACGCTGACCAGTTACCAAGCCAGCTTGCGAGGTGAAGGTAATCTGACCACCAGTGCCTGCAATCACAACGCTTGCCAATGTTGCAGCAGCGGCAGTTGCAGTCGTTACTCTGACGCCACGAGGAACATCAAGAGAAAAAGCGGCAGTGCCAGCGACTGTAGTGACTGACTTCACGTTAGTCCCAGCCGTTAGCGTCAAGGCACCCGCGGCAGCAGGGGTTTGTGAAGCGGCAATGTTGTTTGCAACAGCGGCTTGAGGAACCACATCCCACACATAGATGCGACCCAAGGGACCAACACCCAAGCTCATTGGAGATGGATTGTCAAAAAGCTCTAAATCATGCAAAGTCAACGCAACAGTGTTTGCGATGTTGATTGCTTGGTTGAGGATATAAGTGCCAGCACCACCAGTGCCAGTACCGAATGCAGTGATGAAAGTGCCGTCAGTCACGCCTGTGCCATCGACATACATGCCGACGACGATTGGTGCGCCAAAGCCCACAGAGGTGATTGTCAGGGTTGTGGATGAAACGCTACCAGTACCACCGATTGCGGTAGTCGAATAGTTGCGTAGACCCGTACCCATGAAAGTTGGTGCAGAACCTAAGAATAGGTCGTCGCTGAATTGAGGCATTTTAAAACTCCTGTGGCTTGAACCACTCGGGTTAATTTAAAAAGGGGGCTAAGGTTTCCCCGCCCCCTGTTACTTTACACGCCCGGCGTTCCGTATACGGCTCGTGGGTCAGTCCAACTGATTGTATACCTTTCTGTAGCTTTATAGCGCATACTGTCAGTTTCGAAGTCGCCCTCCATCGTTTTCTCAAGACCACGGCGCATCATCAACTTCAAGCCTTCTGGCGCGTCAGTCTGCACCCACCAGTTGGTGGCTGAAGTCAAACGGCTCAACACCGAGGCGCCCTCAGGCATCAGACCAATCGACTTGACTGGGTTGATGTCGTTGTTGGCGGTGCCTGTACGAAGCACAGACTTGAGCAGAACTTCGGCTTGGAAGACGTTACCGGGTGCGACAATCAGCTTCAGCGGCTGAAGACGAATCTTCTTGCCGTTGTTGTCCACAGCCTGACGCACTTGGATGAGCATCTGCTCAAGCGAAGTTTGCGACAAGTTAGCTGCAGTCGTGAGCTGGTTGCTGAACACGCCGTTGACGATCGGGTGCGAGGTGTTGGTGAGTGAAACGCCATCGCCGCCGACGTAGCTGCTATTGAACGCACGGTTCAATACGTTAGCTGCGAGCAGTTCTTTTGTCTCAATCAACGACTGCGCTAAGTGT